AAGCTATTGTGAACAGTGATTTCCTTCTTTCCTTTGACCTGATGCTTGTGGGTGTTGTTTCCAGTGGTTGAACTGCTGCCATCATCTGTATAAGAATGACTGTGGGTGTCATTCTCTGTGTAGTGGTCAACAGTGATATTGGTCTTGAAATCAGTCACATTCCTTGTCAAAATCAATTGTGCTTCTGTAAGGGTCATCTTTTGTTCCACATTTATTTTTAATGGGGAAGTAGAAGTGACCTTTCCAAATACAATCACACAAGGCTTTGAAGCTTCAACTGCATCCAAAGCTGCTTTCTTTATTGATTCAATTAAATTAGGCAATAAATTCACCACCCCTCAAAGTTAAGTCCATTTTGTGTTCACTTTCATTAAAAGTGTGCTTGCATCTTTCCACAAGCATGAAATTTTGTACTGCCACATCACCCAGGTTCAAATTGACAACAACCATGCTTCCTGCTCTGACCTGTAAGTGTCCAAAAGCATTTGTGATTTTCAAATTTCTTGTTTTTGCATTGTAAAGTGAAAGTAATGCATCAACTTTTGCCTGACCGTTTTCACCTTCCTGTAAAGTGTCATAATATTGTAGGATACCCCAGTTGTTGATGTTGTTTGAATCCTGTGCAATGTAAACTTCCCTTTTTCCTGTTTTTTCGTTCTCATACACCAACTTGATTTTGTTATAAGTCTGTGAATCAATACTGGATGTGTAGTCAAAGTTTTCACCTGTTTCTTCATCAATGACTACACCAAGCTTCATTCTTTCAAGTGCCTTCAAAGTAAGCTTCCCAAAGTCATCATATAGAACATACATGGTCTTTTTATTCATTAGTTCCAAGTCCAGTGCATTTTGAATCATATCAATCAAGGTTGTGTTATCTTCTATCCTGGAAGCAATGATGAAACTTGTATTTTCTATTGCACCAAGATTCAGGTTATAGTCATTGGCAACCATTTTGATGAAATCTGATGCAGTTTTATTTGTATAAACATAGGTGTCTTTATTTTTCAAATACCGCAGTTGGTCATAAGCTGTAACAGTGACGTTCTGCTGTTTATCACGCTTTTTTGAAAAGACAAACCCATAAAAAAGCTTCACACCATCAACAACCAATCTGACAGGGTTTCCTTCGGTGAAGTTAATGTCTTGGTCTTTGATGACTGTGAAGGTCAGCTTTCCAGGTGAACCCTTCCTTTCTGTTTCCCAGGTGATGCCTTCCTGCACAATAGGGGCATACACTTTGTTTCCGTTCTGAATTAGTAATTCAACATTCAAAGTGTCACCCCCTTATACAGGTATTGTCAGAACCTGACCTGGATAAATCACATTTGGATTTTTCAGAACACCTTTGTTTGCTTCAAATATTTTAGTGTACTTTGAACCATCACCATAATACTTTTTGGCAATTGCCCAAAGTGTATCACCTTTGGCAACTGTATATGATTTTGCTGTCACCTTTGGTGCAGGGGATGATTCAGCAGGTCTTGTGTTTTGCACTGTTGCAACTGGTTTTGATTGTTTGATGGTAACATTGACAGTCTTTGTTCCATAATCTCTGTACTGCTTCAACTTTATTTCCACATTCACATCAAAACCATTCTTTGAATCTTCGATTATTTTATAATCTTCCAAGCTGACCTTGATATTTGTATCAAACAGAAGCTTTCCATTTGGAAATGTCCTGGATACAATGAACTGGAATGGTTTTTGACTTGCTTTCAACTGTTCCAGTTTATCAAGGAAAACATCAGCTTTCTGAAAACCGTTCTTATATACTGCAAATGGATATTTTGTCTGTGGTAACAATGCTGTAAAAGATATATCTGTCAAGCCTGGTTTCTTCAAAATATTGATTTCACCATCATTTATCAACACCATGGTCTTGTTTTTGTTGTCAATACTGATGGTTAATTTTGAAGGGGTAACAGGCAACAGCATTGCATCCAAATAAAAATCATAAGCCATTAAGCATGCACCCCTTCCGCAGCCATTTCAAGTGTTTCATTGACCTTTTCTTCAAGGTAAGCAACAACACCATCCAAATCCACTTCTGAATTCGCAGCTTTAATGTCAGAAGAAAAGTTCACTATAAGTTCAGCAGTGGTGAACCTGTTGACAGCATCCCTTTCAGCAATGTCACGCAAATATTTCAATTCTTCGCCTGACAATTCAACTGAACCTGCAATGCTGTTGGTATCATCAGCTATGTCAGCAAGGTACTGTGATACATCCAAGCCTGTACCGTCATATGCAGTTGATTCAGGTGCTGTTGCACCGAACTTTTTAAGCAGTGCATTCATTGACAGGTTGTTATCTATCCAATCACTGATTCCTGCACCAACTTCTGCACCTACTGCATATGCACTTGAACCCCAACCTTCTTCAAAAGTGTCAAAGGTATTAAATGCATCACTTACACTGCCATAATCAAATGTGTTGTAAGCTTCTGACACACTTTCATATTTGTAAGTGTTAAAACCTCTATCCCAGGCTTCACCAATATCTTCATACTGATGCTTTGAAGCTTCAAGTTCAGCCATCTTTTGTGTATAACTATTGACTGCATTTGTAATTCCTGTTGTGGATATATCAACACCTGGTATCTTATTCAACCATTCAATGGCTGTCTTAACACCTTCAACAATAGCCTTGATTACACTCCAAAAGCCAATCTGAATATTTATCCATGCATTTTGGAAAGCACCCATGACATTACTTGCACATGCCTTCAATACTTCCCAAATGCCAAGACCAAGATTTGCAAACCACAGTCCAACATTCTTAATTCCTGCCCAAATGGACATACCCAAGTTTGCAAACCAAAGTCCTATGTTCTTTATGACTTCCCAAGCTGCAATTCCAAGGTTTGCAATCCACAATCCAAGATTTTTGAACAATGCGCCAAGCCAGAAGATTGCACCCATGATTTCTTCCGTAAACATAACAAACAAGACAACCAAGGCAATAAGTGCTGCAAGTATCCAAACAATAGGGCAGGAGAACAAAGCAGTATTAAATCCCCACTGTGCAGCAGTTGCTGCTATGGTTGAACCAGTCAATGCTGCTGTTACACCAATTGCAATGCCTTTTATTCCTGTATATCCTGCTTCGGCTGCTGCTGCAATTCCAACAGAAGCTGCATGAAGCAATGTTGCCACCTTCCAAACTGCCATTGCTGCAACTATGCCCCAAATTATAGGTTCAAGGGTTGACCAGTTATCATATGCCCATGAACCAATTGAAGCAACTACATCAAAAATTTCAGTTGCTACCGCTGCAACAACAGTCAGTGCATTGGTAACCCCTATGACCATTTTGTTGAATTTCTCATTATTTGCCACTTCATTCAGCTTTTTCAGTACAGGTTGGAATTGCACCAATGCTTGGTTCTTAATGGAAGTCCAAACTTGTCCAAAGGTCATTGGCATGCTGTTGAACCGTTGCTCAATTTCATCAGCAGAACTGAACAAGGCAGCCTTAATGACATCAGAAGTCAACAATCCTTCGGATGCCCAGTCTTTCATTGTTCCTTTTGCACCTTTTACCTTGACCATGTAATCTTCAATTGCTTTGGCAAGCAATGGTGCATTTTCAATGATGCTTCTGTATTCATCACCTTGCAGCCTTCCTGATGCCATTGCCTGTGTCAATTGATACATTGCAGAAGCTTGTTCCTGTGCAGATGCACCACCAACAATGAAGTTTTTATTCATCAACTCTTGGAATGCAATGATTTCATCATTACTGGTGAATGCTTTTCCTGCAAGCAATCCAAGCTTTGAAACAATGTCTATTGTATCTTGGTAATTCGCCCTTGCTCTTTGTGCAGAAGCAAATATTTTCTTTTCCAGTTCTTCAACAGAACCACCATCATCCACAATCAAGGATAATCTTGTTTCGGATAAAGCCATTGTATCAGACAAGTCTAATGTCCTTACAACTGCTCTCCATGACAAGTATGCAGCAGCAGCTTTTTTTATAGATGACAACAGTTTATTGCTGTGAGAAACACCAGTGTTCAAAGATTGATTGAACTTTTCCTGTTCTTCGGTGTTTCTTCTGATGTTTTCCACCACTTCATTCAGTTCAATATTAGCAGCATTGATTCTTTCCCTTACACCGTCAAGTTCTGCTGCATCAAAAGCCGAATTTGCTTTGTTTTCAATAGTTTCAAATGCACTGACGGTCATATTCAATGCCTGTGTTATATTCATCAGTGGGGAAGTCATCATATCCGTCAGCCTTATAGCTGTTTGAATAGTTGCCACATTCAATCACCTGCCTTTCTTGTTAAAGATTATCACTTTCTTTTTCTTGCTTTTTTGATTTTTTCAGCTTCGGCTTTTTCTGCTTCCATCTTGATTTTTATGGATGCAATCACAAAAGCTTTTTCCTGTGGGTCAAGATTGACGAATTCAGAAGGTAATATGTGCAGTCTATGCAGACAGTAATGTGCAAAGACTGCATCACTGTCACCTTCTTCAATTAGTTTTTTGCTTCTTCAACCTTTTCTTCCAGGGTTGTATTAAAACCGTTGAATTCCTGGATGAATGCAGCAAAGTCATTGTATTCACCAGGGTCATCAATCATTTCTTTCAAAAGTTCTTCGGGGGTCTTTACCCCATAGCTGTCCTGCAATTCAGCATCATAAAGATTCGGATGCACAATGGATGCAACCATTATCTTTGCCAAGTATAATGAAGTGTTCAACTTCGGTCTGAACATTCCTGGTTTGCCTTTCACAGGAACTTCAACCATGCAGGATTCACGAATATTTTCACTTTCCCTTGTAGTCAAAGGCTTGATTTCCCAAAGTAGGGGATTCCCATTTTCATCAAGCAAGGATTTGGTTGCAGGATAGGTTGTATTCTCTTTTTGAATCTTGTTTTTCTTCAAAAACAAACTTAAATTTGACATAGTATCCACCTTTCTTTTCTCAAAAATAAAAATATCCCTGGATGTTCGCACAAGACCGAACTACCCAGGGGCATTATACTTGTGTTTTTAACGCATCCCTGCAAGTAAAGTGAAGCTTTCAGGCATCTTGAAATCCTCAAATGTGAAGTCAATATCTTCATCAAGGTATTCACCATCAGCATCAAACTTTGCAAGTATGCCACCATCAGTGTTGCAGTCCATAAACACAATGGTCTGCCTTCCTGCTGCACTTGTCGTGTCATCATTGGTGACCTGAATTTCAAAGTACACATCTTCACCAGTGTCCTTGTACTTTTGCAGAAGGGTTCTGAAAATAGACTGGTTATAATGTGCAGTAGCAGAACCAGTGCCTTTCCAACCAGTTGCCTTGTTTCCAATTCCAGTCTTACCCAGGATGGGAACTTCGGTCTTGTTCTTTTCAAACTTTGCTTCAAAGTTTATCATCTGCATGAAGTTGTATCTGTTGCCTTCAATGGTGACAAAGCATTCAGCAAGCTTTGCAGAAATTGCATCT